ATTTCTGCTTCTTTAAGTTCGGCAAAATAAGACTCTTGTTTAAAGTCGATAGAGATATCCGAACGCATCCAGTTCCAATCTTCTCGAGTAGCAATACCTTTAAGTACAAGCTGAATCTTAAGAGCTTGGTAAAACATATCTGAAAACTTGTTACGAAGTTTTGCTACGAATCTAGCAAACTTAACTTCGTCTCGAGTGATCTCAGAAGTACGACCAAGACTAAATTGAGCTTCTTGTTCTAATCGACTAGAAGGAACGTTTAATGCTTTATATAGCTTCTTCTGGAAGTAAACTATATCGTCAATCTGTCCAAGGTTTTCGCCACCTGGAAGTGTAGAAATCTCAGTACCTCGACCGCCTTCTCGACGTGGCAACCAGAAGTCCTCTAGCATTGACATATTTTTACGATCGTCTCCGACTTCACCAGTCTGAGCGTCATACACCATTTTGTTACGGTAGTTGCTCATGATAGAACGTAGGTATTCTTCTGCTTTACCTTTCGGCAAGTTACCAACATCAATATAGAATACTCGACGTTCTGGCGCACGAGACATACGGTATATAACCAACGCATCTTCCATCATTCGAAGTTGATTAGCTGGCTTCATAGCTTTATCTAAGTACGATATAACTCGGTCTTTACCTGGAGATAGAAGTCCAGAAGGTACGTACAAAATAGAATCTTTAGAAATCTTAAGACCTTGACCTGATTTATTCAATCCTGAATCTTGGTAAATGTAGTATTCTTCTACACCAGTTACTATATTGGCTCCGGTCTTAGGATCTTTCTCTTCTTTTACTTCTTTAACCTTTCGGATTCTCGTTGGGTCAATAGGACGTAGTTCTTGAATCCCTTTCTTAGGATTTCGTTCGTCTATTACGATATGGAAATACATACGTCCGTCAATGTACCAGCGACGGAATAAATCGTGACCTGTAGCAGAGAAGTTTAACAACGAGATTATAGAATCAAATTCTTCTCGTATCATTTTCTTAATTCTGTCTGGTTGATCTAATCTATCTAAAGAAAGATTTACAACTTCGTTATCGTCACCGACAACAACAGATTCGTTAACTATATCTTCAATAGCAGCGTCGACTTCAGGGTATTGGGCGACCTCACGATACTTACCGATAAGTTCGTTTTCGTTCTTGGCTTGACCGCCAGACATATCCACATATTGACCGAAATGACCGCCAGCCTTTATGACTCCGGTACCATCGTCTTCCATTGGAGCAACAAACGACTTCTTCGCTTCTTGTTCCTTTTTATCATCTTTTCGCTTTATTTCAAAGCCAAATAAGTCTGCCATTTTTCACCCTACTATTGAAGATACAGTTAATGGGGGAGAGATTCCCCCATAACCGTTAAACATAATTATATTTATACGACCTTATGAAGTCGTATTTGATTCCCAATACTGTACTTGTAACTCTACAGTGAACTCTTCAATAGCGTTTTCAGAATCATAAGATACTTCGATTGCCGATACGTTAGTTGGGAAACAACCACGGAAATCGTAATTCTTAAGAACTGAACCGTCTTTGTCGAGTTGTTGAACTGCTAAGTCAGCCATATAAGAAGATGGGTTTACAAGACCATCGCCTGATGTGTGACCGTTGATAGCGTTCATCCACTGCTCAAAAGAGTCGCGGACTGCAAAGTTAGTATCATTAATAATTGTAATTGTCCAAGGTTCAAACGTTCTGTCGCCAGCAATTTGAAGCTGACGTCCACGGAACGGAATAGTAATTGGAGCAATAATCGATGCAGGCAACTGAGCAGCTTTACACATGAATGAAGACAATTCATTATTGCCACCAATCCCTGCGCCGTAGTTTACAATTGCTTTGAACAAGTTAGCACGAGCACCGCCACCAGTCAATTTGCCTTTAAAATCGTCGATACGTAATGACATTGTATTAACCTCCTACAATTTCAGAGAACTCAACACCAGTACGAGTGGCAATGAAGTTCAACGTAATAAAGTTGATAGAACGAGCAGGTTTGATGTAGATATCAGCTACGAAACGATTTGTATCGATAACCTGTCCAGTGTTGTTAGTTTCGTCACATACAACTCGGAAGTCTGTAATACCACGACGACCCTGAACATCACGTAAGAACGGTTCTACTAAGTTGCGGAACTGAGCACGTGTAAATTCGTCATTGAATTCGAACAATGAGAAACGTGAAGAAGTAGCAATTGCTTTTTCTAATACGATGAATAGACGACGAACGTTAATACGATCGAATGCAGAAGGTTTAGCCAACGCAGTCTTATCACCAAACAATACAGTACCTTCACCTGGGAATGAAACTAGAGGGTTGATACGAGCTTTATAAAGCGTATCGCGCTCAGCTTGCTTCGGATTCCAAGCTAGTTTAACTACACCACGTAATTGACCACGGTTTAATCCAGCTGGAGAGAACCATGCATCAGCAACTTGGTCAGTGTTAGCACATAGACCAGCAATAGTACCTGCAGCAGAGATCCAACGATATGTGTCGTTGTACTTATCGTAAACGTAGATAGCGCCAGAATCAAATACACCATAAGAAGATGAATTGATTGCGTCAGCCCAAGTCTTAACAGAGTCTACATCACGAGCAGAGATTGGAGGAGAAACAAATGCGATTGCGTCTTTACGACCTTCAGCAATTTCAACAATAGCTTGCGCATCAGCAGAATCTAGGCTTGAACCAATGATTAGGTTAATATCTAGAGTATCGGCATCAGAGAAGATATCGTATCCGCCAGCAGTATCGTTTGAGTCAGCGATAGTGTTAGTACCACCAGCTAGGTTATACTCAAGCGCAACAGTAGAAGATAACAAAGTAGTATCAGCTTCGCCGAACCACAAGTAATCTGAAGTTCCGTTAATTACGTCAACATAGTAGTTGTTAGTTCCGTCTTCTTTCTTAGTACCAGATACAGTTGAAACGTAAGCAAACGATTCTAATACAGTATTAGCAGTACCAGTGAATCCGCCGTCTACGTCTAGAACTACAATATGGATTTCGTTCGCCAAAGGAGCAGAATCGAAAACGCCACGGTAGTCGTCAAAAGAAGTATCAGCAAAAGAAGTAGTGTTCGCTACGATTACTTTGATAGAGTTACCTAAGTCGCCAGGACAACGAGCAATCCAGTTACCTGCGCCAGCTAGAATTAGGTCTTCATAGTGTTCTTCGTTTTTAACTAAGAAACCAGCAGATGCTACAGTAACGTCACCAACTGCATTACCATCAAGGTCTACAGTAGGAGCAGTCGTATAGCCAGAACCACCATTAGTAATAGTGACAGCATTTACGCCAAGATCTAAGTCAACTTCTAGACCAGTACCAGTATTTGAAGTAAGAGCAACGTCTGATAAAGAAGCAGAAATACCAGTGTAAGAACCACCAGATACTACTTGTACAGAAGCTACACCACCACCAGTACCGACTGATGCTATACGAAGTACAGCTTCGACACCAGAACCGATGTTAAGCGTAAATGTATCGCCGACTACATAGTCTGAACCAGCAGTTGCGATACTAGCAGTAACTACTTTTGCAGTAGCAGTTGCAGTTGCGCCTGAACCACCGCCACCAGTAAATGATACTGTCGGGATTGTTGAGTAACCAGAACCAGCTGAAGTTACTTCAACAGAAGATACTGAGTCAGTTGCGGATGTTGCGTTTTTGAGACCAGTTGTATTGATTCGAGCTACACGCAAGTCGTCGCCATAAGACAAGAACTGCGCAGCGTTAAAGAATGATCCAGCGGTCGCATCGTTTGGTGCGCCGAACTTAGATACTAAATCTTTTTCGCTTGTAACTTGAACAACTTGTTCGACTGGACCCCATTGGAATGAACCAGCAATCGCACCAATAGAGGTGGATACAGCTGGAACAACGTTGGTTAGGTCAATTTCTTTGACCTGAACTCCAGGAGATACTAGAAAAGCCATTTGTTATTCCTCATTAAATTATTTACAAGACACATTACAAGGTATTTATTCATCACTGGTACTATTTAGTAATTTAGAAAAGTCCAGTGTTACTTTCTGTAGTCCACGCATTACCTTCGGCGTCGACTTCATATTCTGGTCCTAACCCATCGTCTGTAAATCCAAACGGAGTTAGTTCGTTTTCTATAGCAGCGATTTGTTCCCTGTACATCATGTCTTTTATATCGATATCCGTCATCTCGTTAAAGAAGGGCGAAGATACAAACCAACCAAACATAACTAAGTTCATAACTAAGTCATCGTGGTTATTGTCGCTCGCCTCAAAAGAAGAACCCCTAGCAACAAAGGTAGAAAGTTCAATAATAGTATCAGAGTCGACAAGTTCTACCTTATCTTGCTCTATTAAATCTTTTAAGTTGGAACAACCGATCCGCTTAACTTTACGGTTCATTGTCATTCCGATAGCGCCAGCCTTCACCATAGATTCGACGTGGGTGTTTTCGTATTCTAAATCATAGTATAAACCGTTCGCAACCACAGCACCCTGATCGTTCGATTCGATTACAACATACGCTTCGTTATACGTGTTAGCATATTTATATATTATATCAGGGAACAATAATGGGGATATCATATTGTTCCGATATACGGCAACTTGTTTGAACGGTCTTTCAGTTATATCGAATATATTAAAGGTGGAGTAATCTTGCCCCCTGCCCTTTGCCACGTCGACGAACATTAAGTATTCGTGTTTCTCTATTGGTTTAGTATAGACCGCAACACCTTCTTGACGATATAAAGGATTCCCCGACTTCAGTTGAAGTAGTTTATCCCCTGATATAAGGGTGTTGCCGTTACCCATGAAGGTGTTTCCAAATTCTTGGTCAAACTGTAGCTCTGAAGTATTAGAAATAGTCTGTCGTTTCCATTCTTCGTCTCGCCCAGGAACATCCCACCAGTCGACTCGGAAAGGTTTAAATTCGTTTGTTTCTTGAACAGCACCTTCCCACAGTTTATGATATATGTTACCAATACCATTCGCCGTTGATGTTATTATTACTCGAGAAGTTTTACCAGAAGATACTACCGGATAAGTCGAAGTATAGAACTCGCCAGCGTTTTCCACGAAAGCGAATTCGTCTAAGAATAGTAAGTTAACCGATAGACCACGAATCGAAGAACCAGAAGTCGCAGCTGCTAATATTCTAGAGTTGTTTGAGAACTCAATAGAACCTTTGTTTAGAGACTTACATCCAGGTTGTAGAAAGAAAGGTAGGTTCTCGAG